CTAATTTAAACATGGCCGATGTTGCCGCCATTTTACTTAATCCATTAATACCTCTTTCAAACCCATACATGTTCATTTTTTCAAGGTTTGAAACCATTCTAGTTGATACTTCTTGTGCATTAAGACCCAAAGCTCTAGCTTGATTTACAACTCCTTCCATTTCGTCTTTTATGGAATAAACAGACATACCAACTTTATCAAACGCCCCAATCAAAGTTGACGCATATTCACCAGTTACTTTAGTTGTTGACAATAAATCGTCTTGATAATCCCCTTGTAATATAATTTGTCGGTTTGTTTGTTTAATTAATGCTTGTTGTTGTTCAACAATATCAGATAAACTACCCCCTAAAAGAGTAACATTAGTATAAGCTTCAGAAATATTTGATTTAATTAAACGAGATAACTCTCGACCCGCACCCATTGTATTAATTACTTGAGTCATAGAATCGTCCATATCCTCAATAGCTTTTGATATAGTATCAGGACTTAACGCACTTGATAATGACGAGGTCAAATTTGATGTAAAAGACTGTAATATATCTTTTAATCCATCACCTAAATTTTCTAAAAATCCCATATAAATAAATAATACGTTTTAGATTTTTATTCTAAAGGAGTATTAATTTCAACTATTTTATTTATGAGATATCTTCTTTGGAATACTGGTATTTTTAAAAAATCATGATAAGATAAATTCATTTTCATAGACAACATTAAAAACTCGTCCATTTGATATTTGTAATATTCAGAAGAAAGGCCGAAAAAACTCCACCCCAAAGTTTACCTTTACAGGTACCTTTTTTCCAGACGGGGCGATTACTTCTTTGTTTAAATCATATCTTGGTTCATTCTCCTTGATGAAATTTCTAATGTGTTTTGAGTCCATCAAAGGCATTTTTTCTATTGCTTTGGAAATTTCAGATTTATCTCTAGTACCATTTAGTTCCACAATCTGTTCTAAAAGTCTTTTTGTTACAGTAGGTGGTACTAAACCTTGTGGGTAATTTTCAAATTGTTTTTCTAATTGTATTTCTTCACCAAATGTTAAAAGTTTTAATTTAACTGTAACATTTGTTTTAGGTAATAATGTCGTAAAGTAACCTTCACTATCAGGTTCAATATTTGTTTTTTTCAAATTTAATTCAGACAAATCAATAGTCCCAACAAAAGATTCTCCAGTGTCTGGGTCAATTGCCGGAATCTTATATTCTGTACCAAATGAAGTGTTTCTTAAAAAGATTAAAATAGCCTCAATATCCCCGTCTAATAAATTTTCAGGTTTCATATCCGGCTCATATAATTTATTTCGTACAATTGCATTAACTAAAGATTGTGAATCAATCTTTTTCATATTAACCAAATGATTTTCATCTGATGCGGTTAAAAAACCAACTTTAACTGATTTTTTTTTATTTTTATAAAATTTTCCCTCACTTGGTAAAGTTACAATATCATGAGGTAAATTGAAATTTTGTTGACCTGCTTCTCTTGAGTCCATATTTTTTTAAAAATATTATAGTGATTTAAAATATATTGTAAATAAAAAAAACCTCACTTTTGTGAGGTTTTATTTTATTTTTTTTAAATTAATAAACTAATATACATCTGTCAGGTCTTAAAGTCGCAGTTATTGTAGCCAAACCATCTTGAGAGTAACTTAATTGGTTAAAGTTTACGTCTGTTAAGAAAGTATCTTGTAATAACCATTTTTCAACAACAACTCCTGTTGGGTCTAATAACTCCAAATCTACGTTTTTCTTGTATCCTGCGGCATATCCCATACGTCCTGTAACAGACTCAGCATGTAGACGAACCCATTCCATAAGAGCTTGAGCCGCAGATGGACCAATTGGGTCACGGAACGTAACGTTAATAGTCTGCCAATTGAATCTACCAGCTACGAAAGTAGAAGTGTTTAAAAATTGAATCTCTGTAGCACCGATTGTGATGTGCGGTCTACTTGTAGATTCTACAAACCATTCATTGATTCCTAATGAAGAATCAAATCTTAATATAAATCTATTCTGCCTTTTCGGTTCGTAAGGAATCGGCATTTTCATCAGCAAATCAGCCATAGTTTCTTTTTGTTTTTTTCTGTTTTATTCTCTTATAAATATACTGTAAAAAAAAATCTATTTACTTTTATTTTTTTTTCAAAATATTTCTACTAGTCTTCATTATTAATACTTTTAAATTCCTTTTTTTTACCAGTTTTAGTAGTATACATTTTTAATGATTTTTCTTCATCATCTGATAATTTGTTTACCATTGCTTCTAAATTTCTTTCATCATCATCAGAAAAACCAATTTGTGGTATGAATGAATTGGATACATCATCTACCATTTCTACATCTTTTTGTAAAATTTTTGATTGTTGTCTTACGTAAGATATAAAATTTCTCATAGCTTTAACTTTACCATCTTCAGGACTAGTCGCACTACCTTCTCCGTAAGTTACAGGGTAAAATTGACACATTTCTAAATACAAATTAATCAAAGTATCATCATCTAATTTTTCTGTTGACAATCCTTTAACTTTATCTCTATATTTTTTTAAATTTTTAACTAATTCAGATTTTGAAATTCCGTCAATTTCACCATTTATTAATTGTTTAACGGCTTTTTTAAGTGTGTTAGGATTATGTCCTCTTGCAGTAATTATTGAAAAAATTGACCCTCCATTTATTGCTTCAACAAAATCACTCCAAGCCGGACCTTTTTTAGCAATTAAACTACCAATTAGAAATTCTTTGTCCCCTTGAGGTCCGAAATATCTGAAAGGGTCTTCTGCGAACCCAACAATAGTATTACCTTTATAATCAAATTCTTCTTTCCCTATCATGGTACGGTATTTTGCAAAGTCATGAGTACCCATACCTACTTCTTCACCATTTTCATCCTTTAAAACAATTTTTGTTGGCATGTACATAATATTATCATCCCAATCAAATGCGTAATATTTTAAATCAGGTGTGCCTTTTTCCGTAAAACCTTCAAAAATTCTTTTCATATTAAATAAATATTCTATTAAATAAAAAACCCCCAATTAAGGGGGTTTTTATAATTTTTATAAATTTTAGATATTTTCAAACGAAGCTCCTGTTGGAGTAATCAAGAATTCAATATCTATAAATTCAAGAGCCTTTGTTGGTTTGATGTAGATTTTACCAATCATTTGGTTTCTATCTAAATCTTCAGGTGTGTTTTGTACAGTAACTCTGAAGTCATACAAACCTCTATCTCTACGAATAGAATCTAAAATAGGATTCACAGCGTCTAGGAATTGTTGTCTTACAACCGCATCGTTTTGTTCAAACAACAATCTTACCGCTACCGCTGAAATCAACTTACGAGCTTGTAACAACAACCTTCTAACGTTAATTCTGTCAAGAGCAGATTCTCTAACTTGAAGGGTTTTGTTACCCCAAATTACTGTTCCAACGTCGTTGAAGGTTGCAATTGGGTTAATTCTTCCCTTGTAAAGAGTATCTCTATCTTCTTGAGTTAACTTTTTACGAGCCTTAATTGCGTTTACTAAACCTCTTGTGTAACCCGCGGCTGCGAACCATGGGAATGCGATGTTGTCAGTTAAAGCCAAGTTACGAGTAACTTCAGCAGTTGCCGGTAAATAAATTTGAGTATTATTTACTGTATCACGAGTAAGTACCCATGGATAGTAAGTTGCGGTATAGTTTGAGTCTAAACCTGAAGTTTCTAAAATATCCACAACTTCTTGTGGGTAATAAAGATTGTCCATAGATGTTGATGATTGTAACAGGTTAAAGTCAGGGATTGTGGTAATGTAAATTGAGTCCGCTCTATCATTTTCAATCATATCTACAGAAGCTTCTACCAAGTTACTATTATTTTCAATATCTATACCAGGTGTAACAAAAACATTTATATTTACCGCTTCAGGATTTGAGAATGTTTTTTGACCTAGTAAGTAAGCGTAGTAGTCAGTGTTTGCCCAATCTACACTATTATCACCTACAGTAATTTGTTTAAACATACCAGTACCAGTTGCGGTTGGGTAATTTGTTGATACACAAGCTCCTGCCAAATAACCACTTCGACCTAAAACAAAACGGTCTGAATTTGTTCTTCTTTCAGTATAAATGTCCCATCCATCAAATCCTCCTTGGAAAACCAATGTAAATTTACGAGCGAATAATCTATAATATGGATTTGTTTCATTTGTAGGTTCAGAACTGAATGACGCAACTCCACAATCAAAAGCTTGATTTCCTGATGTGGACAATCCTGAATATAATGGATTTAATTGTGATATTGTAACAGCTGTGGCTCCACTATCCATATGAAAACCTTTAGACAAGTATGCCCACTCTTCACCCGTTGTTAAAGTACAAAAATCTGAAACGTTATTTTGTTTACCCTTATAAGCTAGTAAAGATTCATCAATACCAAATTGACTTGAAAACCCTAAATAACTTCTACGGACATTATCTCCAGAGCTTTGAGTATTGTTATTATTACCTGCAGTATTACCAAAAGGAGGGTCGTATAATGTTTCTCCAGGAATATAATATTTTGTTTTATAAACTGGATACGCTGGACTACATGAAGGATACTCTCTATTTCTATAACCCTCAAACCCACAAGGTAATGCGTCAATTGGTGCGTCTACGTTCACTTCAATAGTGATATACTTTGAATTTAAAGTATACTCCCCATCAGAAGTTCCAATCTTTTTTGCCACATAATTATTTTGGTCAGGGTCCATTCCACAGTTAGAAAACTTCTCAACTACAACAGGGGCACTATCTGTATCGTAGAAATCTCTTACAACAACATCAAATGTTTGATTATTAAATGAAATATTTGCAATTGTTACCTTAACCTGTGTATTTGAATTGTTACCGTCAGCAATTGTGTAGAATTTAAATAACTCGTAAACTTTATTACCTCTTAATTCTGAAACAACCCAAGGAGACTCCGCGCTTTGATATTGTTCTAAATACCAACCAATTGAGTCAGTACTTAAACTTCTAGCACTATCTGTTGAGTCTAATGTACAATCCAAACCTCTAATGTATCCTTTATTATATGCGTACCCTAACCAAGTATTATAAGATTCTTCAACAAATAACGGAAATAAATTTTTAGGTTTACTAAAATTAGAAACTCCTAAAACTTTAGAAATATAACTTGGACTAGTTTCTAATAAATTTACCTCGAATTGGAAGTTAGTATTTTCTATAGTATTACCTGAAATTAGGAATGTTGAAAACGGATTTGTACTTAATCCTGAATACGCCCCGCTACATGACATTATAGTATTTGAAGTTGCAGATACTTGATAAACAGGTCCATTGTCATCACTGTAATTTACAATACCACGTGAACGTAATGTTGTTACTACTATGTTATTGTAATCAGAATATGCAGTACCTGTTAATGTAAAGTAAGTACCTGATACAGTTCCTGTAAACGACCCCGCAGTACCATAAGCAGTTCCCGATAATGAAGTTACCGCTGCGTTAAAAGAATATCCTGTATAACTGTCTCCCGTAGTAATATCGAAATTAGAATAAAACCAAGGGTCATTGTTAGCGTTACACGTTAACGCAGATAAACTTGTTACACTAAATTCATTAGTAATTCCTGTATATGTCGATGCAAACGAAGTATAACTTGAGCCTGAATTTGTTCCCCACATACTACCAGTATATGCTGATGTTGCCGGTGTTCTCATAATACCTAAAAGTAATGATTTCATATCATCTGATATTGAGCTTGTTCCACCCGCAAAAGTAGTATAACTATCAGTAAAATTTGCATTTATTACTGAAGGAGGTGAAGTGGTGAATGATATTGAAGAAGTTGAAGCGGTTGTTCCTGTGAAATTAAATGTGTATGTTGCAGCACCTGTGAATCCAACAGTATCACAGTCAACATTTGCCACAGTACATATTGACCAAGAAGGTCCAGCATCATAACCTGATAGACCCAAAACACGAGTTACAAATAATTGGTTAGACTGTTGTAGGTATGATTTCGCAATATACGCCGCCTCATGTTTTGGAATTTGAGTGTTTATGAATTTTTCAGGAGTTGTTCCACCAAAATAAAGTTGGAACTCATCGTAGTTTGTTATAAAAATTGGTTCAAAAGCGGGTCCTTTAACAGTTTCACCTACTATACCCAAGGTTGTTACCCCAACGTTTTGAGACACAAAACTTAAATCTCTTTCTGATGTGTAAACACCAGGAGATACATAAATTGTGTTTGATTTAGCCATTTAATGAAATTTTTAGTTATTTATTTTTATATAAATACTTTAGCAATTTCGAAAAAACTTTACTTATAACTGTCTATTTATATTTTGGTATGAATTTTTTCTACTTTTTTCTACTATGAAATTTAAAAATCTAAAAATATCAGAATATCATCATGACTTATTAAAAAAACATTGTGAAAAACATGGTTTAAAAATTAACAAGTTTATTGAAATGTTAATCAAAAAAAACTGTACAAATAAAAATGATATTTACGGAGAATAATTAAATTAATTCAATTCCAAGATTTATTGATGATGGTTCACCAAGAGTTAGTTTTTGTACAATAATTTGTAATGTATCTCCGTTATTAATTTGTATTAGTCTTGAATCTGAGCCGTAAAATAATCCATTGATGTATATTTGGTACGTAGTGACATTAACTAAAGATTCTACGGTTAAATTAGCGGTGTATTTTATTTGTTGTGTTTCTGAATTACTTTGACTTCCAAAATTGAATGTCAAACTATTTGAAGGTGTTGGTTCTTGTTTAATTTTTTTAGATTTAACTTTTTTTGTATCCACTTCTACTAATTGTAAGACTCTATTAACGGCCGGTTTTACTTCAAATTCATCTTCATCAATTAAAAATCCCATTAAAGTGAATCCATAATTTTGAATGTAATATCTCCTTTTTTCAATATCCATAACTGATTCATCAGAAATATCATTCATTATTATTGGAATATAATGACCCTTAACATTTGTATAAGATTGTCTGGATGAAAATTTTTCTATTACTTTTTTATTAAACTTATTAAGTTCTCTCATTCTATTACAAACAATTTTAACAGAATAAGTTATGTCCACAGGAACAGGTTGTGGTATTGTGTAAACGTCATACCCCTTTCTTTGTCCGTCCCAATTTGGAACTGCTGCGTAATAATATTGTCTTCTATTTGGAATAGTCCACATTAATGATGGTAATGAACCATATTTTACTTCAGGATTTCTAATAGTAGTAATAAAAGGTGGTTCAGGGTTTTTATCTAAATTTTGAAACTCCCAAGTTTTAGTAAAGTTAGCCCAATTTTGAGTTGTCATTATAATGTCAATTACTGGAACTTTTTGACCTTCAGTACTAATCTCTAATTCATTTTTTACAAAATCTAAAAAACCTCTATCTAAATCTTCATGTAATATAGATTTTGGTAAAAATGTGCCATGCTCATTAATCATATCGAGCATTTCAATTCTACGAGGTAAACCTTCTTTTTTTGGAATTAAATCAATATTCTTTTTTATTTTTTTTGGTAAAGCCATTTTACAATCCGTTAAATTCATTAGGTCCGACTGCTGAAGCAATCATTGTCCTATAAAAAGGTTTATATCCCGCATAGGTGTGTTTATTGTCTGAAGTAACTCTACCATCATTATTTATAACATAGTACCTGACTCTATTTTCTTTTTCATAATAACCAATGTAATCACCATAATCCACGTCTATTCCAAGCTCATCTAAATGTTTTTGATATACTGATATTCTCATATTACCAGGCTCAAATTGATTTATTTTACTGTTACCAATATTTTTGTTTTCAGGTGCCATTACTTGAATGTAGGCTTTGAACTCTACAGGTGGTAAAAATTTTATTCCGTCTTTTAACGCCTCGCCGTAAATGTCATCAGAATCAGTTTTTCTTTTATCGACTTTATATAGAACTAATGTAAAATTCATGTCACCTTCTAACCATTCTCTCCCCATACTTACATCTAAAGCAAAATCCTCCGCTCCAAAAAATTTTCCTAAACGAGTAATTGGTACATTTCTTTGTGACATATTGATAAATATCTTTATTTTGTTTATTATTAGAAGTAATGGTTTTTTGAGAATTTGGAGAATAGTGTTCAAAATATAAGTATTGAGCAAAAAGCCCTTGGTATTTTGGAAAATTATCAAGGGTCAAATAACTATATTTTAAAAATTAAAAAACAGTGTGATGTTAATAAAAAACATATCCCAACAAGGTCTCAATGTGAATATGTTATTTCTTTTTCTGAAATTACTCCCAAAGTCGCTAAAAAATGGGTACCAATTGATTCATATTTTTCAAAAAAATTAGTAGATGATAATCCTTTCATTAAAGAACCTGACCAAATTTATGTTGAAAAAATTTTAATAGAAAAAGATAAGTCGTATCACATTTGGGGTAAAATACATAGTGGTGAAACTATTCATGATTTTTGGGTACCCAAAGCCGCTATAGTAAAAGATTATAAAGAAAATGAAGTCAATGTCGACTATTCAAAATATGATAAAAGACCACCGCTATCACATCAGAAAGAGGCGGTTGAAAAGTTATTAAAAAACGATAAATTTATTTTAGCTGATGATATGGGATTAGGTAAAACTACATCAACAGTAATTGCTTCTTTAGAAAGTGGTGCTAAAAAAGTTTTGATAATCTGTCCCGCATCTCTGAAACTTAATTGGGAAAGAGAAATTAAAAATTATACAGATAAAAAAATTTACATATGTGAGGGTAAAAAATACGAAGACGCCGATTATGTAATTACAAATTATGACATTTTAAAAAACTTTCACGACCCAAAAGATAAAGAAAACTCTTTTATATTAAAATCAAAATTTGATTTAGTGGTTATTGATGAAGCTCATTATGTGTCTAACGCTCAAGCCCAAAGAACAAAAATAATAATGGACTTAACCAAAAATATTAAAAAACTTTGGTTATTAACAGGCACCCCAATGACATCAAGACCAATGAATTATTATAATTTATTGAAATTGATTGATAGTCCTGTTAGTCAGAATTGGATGGCATACGCAATAAGATATTGTTCAGGGTATCAATTTAGAGTAGGTAATAAAAAAGTTTGGAATGTAACAGGAGCTTCAAATTTAGAAGAGTTGAGAGAAAGAACTTCTCGTCAAATTTTAAGAAGATTAAAAACTGATGTTTTAGATTTACCTGAAAAAATTATGACACCGGTATATCTACGTTTAAAATCAAGATTGTATGAAGGATTAATGGGTGAATATTATGATTGGTATAACAATAGACAAGAAGAATCAAAATCACTTTCAATACAATTTACAAAGTTGATGAAAGTCAGACAAGTAATTGCCGAAGAAAAAATTGCAACGACCATTGAACTTGCAGAAAACATAATTGAACAAGGTAAAAAAGTTATTATTTTCAGTAACTTTACAGAACCTTTAAAGAAAATACATGAACATTTTGGAAAAAAATCAGTTTATTTGGACGGGTCAACTTCAAAACCTGCAAGACAAGAAGCTGTGGACAAGTTTCAAGAGAATGAAAAAATACAAGTTTTTTGTGGAAATATTAAAGCTGCAGGTGTTGGTTTAACATTAACAGCCGCCGAAGCTTGTATTATGAATGATTTATCATTTGTACCTGCGGACCATTCACAAGCTGAAGACAGAGCTTATAGATACGGTCAAAAAAATTCAGTATCAGTTTATTACCCAATATTTGAGAACACTATTGAGGGTGTAATTTATGATATTTTAGACAGTAAGAAAAAAATTATTGGTACAGTTATGGGGGATGACGGTACTTCATCAGATATTGTTGAACAAATATTGAACGAAATCAATAATAGATGAGTATTTATTATTGATGAAATCTCTTAATTTATTATCAGAATCTTTACAAAAAAAAATTACAGGTGAAATAGTTTTACCTGAAACTAAATTTTTCATCAATGAAATGAAAACTATTGGTATTGAAAAACTACCATATGGTTACGCTAGCTTGAGAAGATTTATTGACCCTGAAACTATGAAGTTTCATTATCAAAAACATTATAAAGGTTATGTCAACAAATTAAATTCTGCGTTAAGAGCTAAAGACTACGGTGATGTTGAACTCGAAAAAATTGTCCAACAAATATCAAGATATAATACAACGATTAGAAATAACGCTGGTGGAGCGTTTAATCATGCTTTATTTTGGAAGATGTTATCCCCCACACCTCAAAAACCAAGTGGTGAAGTTTTTGAAAAAATTAAAAAGGATTTTGGTTCATATAGAGAATTTAAAGAAAGATTTGAATCTGTTGCAAAAAAAAGATTTGGTTCAGGATGGGTTTGGTTGGTAATTACCAAAGGAGGAAGATTAAAAGTCATGTCAACCCAAAATCAAGATAATCCTTTAATGAATGTTTATGATAAAGGAGGATTTCCAATTTTAGGTCTTGATTTATGGGAACATGCATACTACTTAAAATACCAAAATAAAAGAGATGAATACATACAAAATTTTTGGGACGCAATTAATTGGAGTTTTGTAAATGACCTTTATTTATCAAAAACTAAAAAACCTGATTGATATTTATAAATAAAAACTATGGCAGTAATTGAAGAACCATATAGAAGTGAATTATATACCAAAGTACGTCATGTTTTGGGAGCTCCAATCCGCTCAATTGAGTTAGAAGATGAACAAATGGACACATTACTTGAATTTGCAATTGGTGATTATTCACAGTATGTACAAAATTTTTTAATTGAATCTCAATGGGCACAGTTGTGGGGATTAAATCTAGATACCCAATCATTATCAAGAGCATTTGTCACTAAAGATTTTGATTTAGAACAAAGATATTCTTACGCATATTCAAAGATAGTTGGACTTCAGGCTGGAGGTGATTTTGTATTAAAAAAAGATTACATTCAATTAGTCCCTAATCAACAAATATATGAAGTTCCTGCCGGACGTGAAATAAATGAATTATTATGGTTCACACCATCTGAATTGACAAATATTTTATTTGACCCTTGGAGTTTTGGTGCGTTAGGGGGATACGGTTTGGGGGGACCTGCAGGATATTCTCAAATGGGATATACTGGTTCTTATTTTATGATGCCGGCATTTGATATGTTATTAAGAATGCAAGAAATTAACATTCAAAGAAGAATTATTGCCGGTGATATGACTTATAGAATTACCGCTTTACCTGATGGTAAAAAGGCAATACATTTAATGCAAACACCCGGTGGTAAATTTGATTTTGGAAATTCAAGTTTGATGAATGGTAAAGTGTGGTATTGGTATTATGATGTTGGACCGGCAGACAGAGATAAATGTCTAAAACAAAATCCTGATATTATACGATTACCTTCAGATGTCCCACAAGATGATATGTCTTGGGTTGATTTGAATAATCCGGCAAAACAATGGGTGAGAAGATATTTTATCGCAAGTTGTAAAGAAACATTATCTAAAGTAAGAGGAAAATATTCAGGAAACTTAAAAACTCCTGATTCCGAATTAACAATGGATTACACTTCTTTAGCGACTGAAGGTAAGGATGAAAAATTAAAATTGATTGAAGAATTAGTTGGGGCAGAAGGAATTCTAACAAGGTTAAAACCTGACAAAGTTATGGAAAGAGAAGCATTGACTGCGGAAAATTTGAACAAACAAATGAAATTTAGAGCAATGCCAAGACAAATATATGTTATTTAATTTATGGGAACTTTAAAAACACAACCTGAAAAAAGATTTATCAACGGAATTGAAAAGTTAGTCTCAACAAAAGTAATTACAAGCGAACCTGAATATACCCCAAACGGAGAATTTTTAGTAATTACTGCAGACGCTGAACAAGTATTAATAAAATTAGATTCAAGTCTTTGTGACCATGTTATCATTAAATCTTTAACAGAAACAAGAATTGTACCTGACAAAGAAAAAATTGACAGACAATACGATGATATGATTATAGGACCAGGCGCAAGTGTTGAATTATGTTTTGTTTTTAACACTTGGTATATAATTTCTTCAGATGGTGTAAAAGACTAATTTACACCATTTCTTCCCATCCTTCTTCGGCTAACTCATAGATATATTCAGGGTCAATTCCTCGTTTTTCCCAATATATTTTTTCTTGTTCAGTAATAGTTAACAAATCATCAATACTATCTTGGTCGGCAGGTTCAAACGGAACTCCATTGATTAGTTTACATTGTTCCTTTGTGAAGATACCTCTTTTACTTGGGTCATCAACAATTAGATTATTTCTAACTTCTTCACCAAATACAATCAACAAAGGTTCAATACGTTTGTTAAATGTTACCACAGCTCTTGGGACATTATAATCACCAATCATTTCAGGATTTGTTTCAATTTCTGT